ACGTGCTTGACCAACAACTGGAATAAATGCTGAGGCAACATTAATAGGATCGAGCATACTTACACCTAAACCTACTGCAAACTTAGCTACACCAACACCAAAGCCTTGTGGGCCTCGTGCAATAATAGCTTGCCTTTCACGTTCTGCTTGTTTCTCTTCAACCATTAAGTCAACAACAGATTGGTACTCATCTTCTTCAAATGATAAGCCTAGTTCACCATATTCTTTATTAAGCTGATCTTTAGGAACAAGAGGGCTATTCTCATTTTGTTTTGCACGTTGTAATTCAATTAACGTTTGTGTAGATTCTAGTGGGTTTCTTGCCCATGTCTCTTTAGCTGTAGCTTTTAAAACATCACCCAGGCCTACAATATATTGATCATAACCAGATTCTTGTACTGATGTATTAATATCAAGACCAAATCCTATTTGAGCCATATCAGTCCTTTAAGCCAAAGACTCGCTTGCCTCTAGCCTTTTTCTCTTCTAGAATTCTAAGTTCATCAGCTGACATCGTTAATCTTTCTTGCGCACGTGTCTTACGTCCTCTTCTTTCAATGACTGTTTCGCCTTTTGGAACTGTAATGTCTACGTTAGTAAATGGTACAACCATACTTGCATCGTCAAATTTAAATGTTAAGAAATTACCATTTGCATTTTGTATCGGGCCAAAAGAACCATCAGCCATAGTAATGCCATAGATTAACCCAGTACCGTCAGCAGTGTTTTGCCACTTACCATTCTCCACCATCTGAGTTCTAAATTCTAAATCACGTTCTTTCTCATCAGCAATATCCATAAATGAACCAAATGGAACTGCATTAAAATCTGCTAAATGAATATCTTTAATACGTTCTGCTTTTGCAATAATATCATCTGGGTCAATCTCTTTACTATTATATTTTGTAGGAACGTAATAAGTATCTTTAAGTTGAAAAGTTTTTGTTAATGTTCCAGCTGCTTTTTTAACTGCATTACTTAATGATTGACCTGATTGCATTTCACTAATGGCTAAGTAAGTTAATGCATCTTTAATATTATCTAATTTTTGTGTTGCAATACTTTTATTCATTGGATTTTGTAACATAACAACATTGTCAAAATCTGCAAGTTGATTAGCAACTTCTCTACGTACTTCAATATATGTAGTATTTTTTTCTTTAGCTACGGTCACTAAACGTTTTTGTTCTTCCTCATCATCAAAGCTCATAAACTTAGCAGTTAATGTTGGATCACTAAAATAAGACGATAATTCCGCAGTTGTAGGTAAACCACCTTGAACTAATTGCACTAACGCAGCCGAGTTATCTGCACCAAACTGATCATCTAATACTCGTAACATAGCTACTCTAGTTTGAGCATCAGAACGTGTATATGTATTTACAAATGCATCAACCTCATCTTTAGTAAACAACATCATATCTTTGTCTAAATCATTAATCCCATATTTACTAGCATTTCTTTCTACGAGTGATTTTCTTGCTAACACTTTATTCGCTAAATTAGGGTCATTTAAATCTAACTCTTCAAAATTTCCATCACGCTTACCCATTAAACCAACAGGATCATTTTTTAAAGCAGCAGCCATATTTTTTACATACGGCTCTAATATGTTTAATCTTTGATTTTGATCTATTGTTAAGTCTTCATTAGGATCAATTTTTATTGCTAATAATCTATCTCTCTCTTCTGCTAGTTCAGGTAAGCTTGTTCTGTTAAGTTCTTCAATTTGAGTTGACTGTTTAACCATAAGATCAATTTGGTCTATCAAATCAGATCCAGGCCCAACTAGCGCATACATTTCTTTAATTTTAGCTGGAGGAATTCGTTGACCTTCTGCTAAGTAATTATCATTAATTAATCTTAACTCTCTTTGTGCAATCTTGTCTCGAGCTGCAATCTCTGAGTTAATATATGACAGTTCGTTGTTAATTAACTTTGCAAATCTATCTTTATCTGTAGACTGCATATAATAACTTGCTTCAGATGATTTATCTTTTGGTAATGCATTTAAAACTTCTAAGATGCTTTTGCCTCTGTATTTTTGTGCAATAGCTTTTGCATGATGGCCATCATCAATAAACTGTAATCCGTCGGCTAATTGTTGTGCTAATTTTTCTTGTTGACGTGTACCACTAAATGACATGTCTCTTGCCATTTTTTGAATCACTTCTTTATACTGTTGTTTTTGTTCTAATGTAGCATTAGGATTAGCAAGTAAAAAGTTTTGATAATCACGCTCGACATTGACTTTCATTGACTCAGCATTAAATAAACGCTTTTCTTCTTCTTGATTGCGTATTAATGTATCTGCTTGATTTAAATAATTACGTGCAGATGCAGTAGCTTGTGCGCCATATGCTTCCGCTAACATAGGATCAACACCAGATAAAAACTCAATGTGTGCGGAAATAGGTTCTTGTAGTTTTTGTAATGCTTGGCCTTGGTTTGTAATTTGACCAGTACGTACTTGCTCTAATACGTCAGAACTCATTTGATCTAGCTCTAACCTTAACTCACCAGCTACTTGTTGACCAAGTACTTTCTTAATTGCATCATTGTATGTTGTGCCACCAGTGAGAAACTGCTCAATAGGATTACCACCAGTTTGTCTTGCCTGGTCTATTTGTTCTTTAGTAATAGGATTAGTAATAGCATCTTTAACAGCTTGCTCACTTGCATAGACATTAGCTTTTTCAGCAAACGTTTCACCAGCAGATGCTAAGAAACGATCAAGACGCTCATTGGCTGCAAGTGCTTCTTGAATCGGTGCAGTAGTTAATTGTGGCATTCCACTAAACTGAACACCAGACTCTTGATATTGTTTTAACTTTCCCATTGTCCTGGAACCTTTGTTTTGTTATAAATGTTATATGCATTACCAAGATGATACAATGCGTCAAATTTAGAACCACGTACCGCTTCATCAGAAGCCGCAGCTAGTAATGATGACTGTGCATCTTGATATAGTTCGGATGATGTTTCATTAAACTCTAATACACTGAGATCACGTAAATAACGTTCTTCATTTTTCTTAGTGACTAACTTAACGGAACCATCAAATCCATTGACACCCGCTGCAAATCCTGTAGCTAAAACACTTGCATTCGTTGCAAGTAAATTACGTGTTTTATCATTGGCTGCTCGTAATATATTAAGTCTGTTAATTTCTTGTTCTACACGCATTTGTTCTGCTTGCATTTTATATTGTTGCTCAATATATTGACCACGCTGGTATGCTCCTACGGACTGTAATCCTGAAAAACCCATAGAAACAATATTAGAATACTTGTTAAATGTATCAAATGCTGTACCAAAACCAGCTAACAATCCACCACCACCTGGACTGATAATTGCTGGATTCATCATCATAGATGCACCAACACTTGCAATAGGCGCAGAAACAGCGGCTACTGTACCAGCTGTAGCTGCTGCGCCCCCAAATCCTGTCATCGTTGCCCCAGCGAAGGGTACTGCTGCTCCCATAATTAAGTTCCTTGATGTGTTGCTATTTTATATTCTAAACCAAGCAATGTCATTTTAAGTGGGGCAGATTGTGTTACCGTAATCTGTCCTTCATTGCTATACCCTAGTATACCATGTAGCACTTTTGTTCCAGTAAACTCTGGTACTGTGCTATCTAATGCTCCAGCCCCTAATCTTCTGATTGGGACTAGATTGTCATTAATCACAATGTTCTGTGTTTCATATAATAATGCGTTGACTTCTACAATACGCTTTCTAAATCCAATACGAGTTCCACCAACCACTCTTAAATCAATAGGCATTGTTTTTACTTCTACACTAATAGGTAAACCAACTTCACATGAAGTCGTAGGTGTATTGGTAAATGTTACTGCACTATCTGCAACTTGATTATTTTCTACTAAACCATCTGACAGCACATTTACTGTAGCACCATCAATATGCGATGCATCTAAACTTGCCACTGCTCCACCTGTAACTGCACTGTCAGTTAGTAGATTTTCCTCAAACACCTCAACATAGTATTTATTTACACCACTATCGCTCCGTTTAACAATAGTATAAATATCTGTAATATCAACACCCACATCTAAATAATTACCTACTGTTGTAAATTCAGATGCCGCAATAACATTTTGTGATCGCAATAAAGAGAATACAGCCATTGAGCCATCATCCTCATTTACAATAAAGAGTAAGTCATTTTCATCTGTATTCACGGCACGACGCAAATCCATGCGCTTTGGGCCTTTAAGTAAATGACCAGACAGTAATGAAATCTTAGAAGTCACATAAGTTAAGAATGTATCAGAGTATGCAATCTCAGCTAATTGCTTACCTTGTCTTTGTATAAATAACACACCAGATTCTAACTGTTTAACTCGCACACCTTCTTTAATGCCGTTACGTGATGTTGTAGATAAGAAAAAGCTTGTGGGTGTAATAGGTGTTAGGCCTTCTTGAATAACAGCAAACTCACCACCTGATGTAAATATTTGTAAGTCTCTACTGCTAATCATATCCACAATAGCATTAAAAGTATTAGTATCGAGAGTAGCTTCAACAGCATCATCATCCAAACCCTCTACAGGTTCAAAATCATAAAACAATCCTACTTTAGATCCCCAGATTGTAGATGGTCTTGATTTAGATCCACCAAAGAATAATCGACCTTGATGGAATGTAACAGTGCGTGGCCATCCTTTTGATGCTGACCATACATCTTCATATCCAGTTTCGAGTTCCCATGATCCTGATGCAATAGCAGTGGTATCAAAGAATGGAAATTCAGTCACTACGTTAACAGAAGTAGAACTATTATATTTAACAATTCTTGCACGACCTTGTGGATCTGCATTAATGTATTGACCAACATGAGAGGCACTAAATACACCAGCTGAAGCAGTCAATGTAACTTTACCAGATACATCAGATGGAGTTAATGTTGCAGCTGGGTTACTTGTAGTTAAAGTAAATGCATGTTGTGGAATAGAATCAAATGAAATGTTTGCAATAGACCAACTGGTATCACTGGTACGCGTAATAACTTTTGGCTCCATGTCTTCTTCAACAACAATCAATGTATCGGCTGATTGTGTAAAACACATTGCATTTAGTCTAGCACTAGCAATCGTTGTTGTTAAATAATTGTTGCCTGAACCATTGATATTTGTTTGTAATACTTTATCCTTAAAGATGTACATCCGATTGTTGGTAAAAGCCAACATATAACTATCGCTAACGGAGAATTCAAAGTGTACAAGACGTACACCATTTTCTGGACTACCGCCTAACTCAGTAAGGAATTTTGTGCCTGGGCGACGATGCACACCACCTTGTGGCTGACAGATCACATTACGAGCTGTTTCTAAACCATTCTTATATGCATCTAAATCAATGCGAGAGCGTACTAATGGATCTAGCTCTCCACTGGTAAAGTTTGTTTGAATATCAACAAACCTAGCCATTAATACCTCACATTAATTAATGAGAAATCTTGTATTGCGTTTGTAGGATTGCCTTGAGAATCTATATTCATCGCTTGCCTCATGTATCCACCACGACCATTCTCGCCTGGAGTACCTTCTGCAACTATTCTCCAATATTCTGATTTTTCTGCTTGGTCAGTGATCGGCATAGCTAAATGCCAAGCCATTTCATATTTAAGCAATTGTACAAAGTAATGTGGTAATGAATACTCAGGTACATTGTACTGATAATCAATATAAACTTTTTCGTAATCTGTTAATAATTTGTCACCCATTAAACGATACTCTCTACGTGGCGGTGCGCCTACGTCATCTGAATCATATACGGCATTCGGTCTGCCAATAATGTCAGAGGGTAATTGGTATTCGTATTTGTATTCGTTAGTTGGTGTAGTCACCAATCTTGCTAATTGTGTTTTCTTAAACGAAAATGACCAATCATACATAGTCAGTGTTCTAATTTTAATATCAGGATAAAGTCGATCACAAATGTTAGATTCATCTGTGCCTTCTGTAAATGAAGAAATAGGATTAGCTCCAAGCATCAAAAGTGCATCTGAGCATATTCTAATATCGGTATCACCTGTAGCCATTTTATATCCTTTAAATGTGCAAATAGGTAGGCACCGAAGTACCTACCCAATCTGCATTAAACAACTTAGTCAGCGTCTGCAACTGATAGTGCTGTACCGTCAGATACGTCAACTACACCAGAAGCATTAGAAAGTACAACAACTAAAGATGCTGTAGGAACAGAAGCGTCCCATAAGTAAATTAAGTCGCCTACTTTTAATACACTGTGTGCATCGTTGAAATAATCTTCAGTATTAATATCAGCAAGTGTATCAGTACCAGGTGCTGTATAGCTCCACATTTGAGGAGCATTACCAGCTTTAGACTGACCACCTATTGGTTGTAGATTGTCTTTATTGTAAGCCATGTTTTATCTCCTAATATTAAGTTTCATCAGCAAGTATTTTAACAATACCTTCTGCGTCGATCGCAACTGCGCCAGCTGAGAACATTGAGTTCACAAGGAATGATGTTTTCTCTGGTACATAGTTGATTTCAGTTTTAGGACCCATACCTTCAGCATAACCAACTGCATCTTTATGGAATGCCCATACTGAACGTACATCACCAGATGCAACTGGTAAACCACCTTCAGCACGATCACCAAGTACATGGAATGTGAAACCTAAGAATGTATTGATTTCACCTTGTACTAAAGCTTTGATAGTGTTGAAGTCAGAAGATGTAACTGAGTTTTCTGAAAGAAGTGATGCTAAGTTATTAGCGTGTAATACAATGTGACGATCCTGTGGAGGAACATTACCTTTGTCTAATAGTTTTTTAGCTTCACGTAATTTTGCTACGTTTAAGTTTGTATCTGCACCACCAATGCTTGTAGCAACGCTTAATGATGTTCCAGATGTATTTAATGCATCAAGAATAAGTTGATCTTGACGACGACCGATTGCATTAGCCACAACTTGTACTAATTCTTGTCTTTCATCAAAGTTAACTTTTTGTTGCATGAAGATGTCAGAATATTCTGCTGCATTCCAATCTTCCATTGTAGCTGTTACTTGAGAAAAATCCACATTCAATGGTGTTACGTCTGTTTGTGGAATTCTTAAAGTAGCTACGCCTTTACCCACTTTAGGGAATTTTGCTGTTGAACCCTCAACGCCGCGTCTTTGTCTAACTGCACCAACCAATTCAGCTTTCGCTTGGTAAGCCTGTTTAACTTCGGCATCAAATAGGGTAACAAAAGCATTAGATAATCCAATAGCCATTATTGACTCCTTAGTAATTAATAAAATAAATTAATCGCTGTGGTGTGCCAGAGATGTCTGGGCCGTGCTTGCTATTAACGATAGCCAGTCGACAAGACTACTTGCGTTTAAGGGTTACATGAATATGTAATAGGCCTCATTCCCGATTTTACAGGGGAACAAAGCCTATTGTCAAGCGATTTTAGCCAAAATTTTGAGCAAATGCTCTTTCGACTTTTTGACGGTAGGATGGATCAGATTGATATCTAGGATCTGCTACCATTTGATATAACTCATCTTTGGATGGTGCGCCTTCTACTGGGGTTGTTTCAATAGGAACGCGACCTTCATAGGATGCTCGAAGCTTCTCTAATGCAGCAATACCTTTTGCAGTACCACCCATGACTTTAAATTCTTCAAAGTCGTCTTCACCCCAAACACCTTTTTGAACTAAGCCAGATGCCCATTTTACAATGCCATTAATTCTAGCATCAGCATTAGGACCTAAAGATTTACGTTCTTGCTCTAAGTTAACTTGTTGAGCTTCTGCACTCAACATGTTTCTTTCTACAACTTCACCAACAAGATCATCTAATGCGGCTTGGCTTACACCATATTTAGATGCCCAGGTCACAACATGGTTGCGTAATGGATCATCTTCTGGGGTAGGACCAAATGCAGATAAATCATAATTACCATCTGCGGGTGCTTTATGTTTACCTTGAGAGATTTGTTTACGCAAATCCATCCATGATTTAGCAATGCCTTCTAGGTCTGGAGCATCTTCATCTGCTTTCCAAAAATTTTCAGGCCACCAATCGGGACGTTCTAGTGGTTCATCATCATCTTCAGAATCAGTTGCAAATTCTTCTTTTGCTTTTAGTTCTTCAGGATCACGATGATCTATTTCTACTTCTTGTGGATTCTCAGCATTAGCTTCTTCGACTTCTGGAGTTGCTCCATCGAGTAGGCCAGTGCTTTCTTGCTCCACACTAGGCTCGAGTGTTTCTTCCATTACATTTTCCTTGCTCTAATTAGCCTTGCTTCTAAGTCCTTCACTATTGAATTTTGTCCTTCACGGTAAAATGCGTAGCTTGGATCGCTACCTGGCAAGGCAACAGGTTGCTCAACAACTGCTTCACGCAGCCATTTCATTAACT